TCCAGAGATTGAAAATGTATCTTCGAAACTTGGTTCTGGAGAAATTTTAGAAGTATCTACTAGTAGTATTGGAAAAGTTATTAAAACTACTATTGATGATATTGGATTTGGATATTCTAATGATTATTCGGTAAGACCTACCGCAAAACTTCCTGATGTTATGAAGGTAACTCCACAAGCATCATTCAAATCTATCGGAATATCATCTGTTGGTAGAGGATATTCTATTGCACCAGATCTTATTGTTTTAGATGGACTCACAAATAAAGTTGTATCTGATGTTGATCTTAGATATAACTTGGATTCTAAGACAGTAACTATTTTAAAGAATACTAAGGCTATTAACAATGTAACTCCAAATATCATTCCAATTAATAATACTAACGGAGTTAGTATTAGTTCTATTAGATTTATTCCCTCTTCCAAAGATGTTATTGTTACTTTAGGATCTAGTTTTAGTGATGCAGCTGATTTTCCATTTGATATTGGAGATAAGGTTCTTATTGAGAATACTAGTGTTGGCGTTGGTTCTACAGCAAAAGGATATAATTCATCAAATTATAACTATACTCTTTTTACTATAGTAAATACTGACCCTAATATTGGAGGTGTTGGGGCTACTGTTTCTTACAATATTTCAAACTTTCTTTCCGATAGAGAAATACCAGGAACATTTGATATTGTAAATTCATCTGGAAGAATTATTCCCCAAAAACAATTTCCAATATTTAATGTTCTTCTCGAAAAGAATATCTTTAATATAGGAGAAACCGTATCTTCAAATGGTTCCTTTGGTGTAGTAGTTGATTGGAATGAAACCGATGAAACTTTGAAAGTTTCTACCAATGATAACTTTAATTCTGGCGAAGTTATTATAGGCAGAACATCAACATCTAGTGGAGTAATCGGAAATATTAACACATCTACTGCAAATTATATAGTTGGATCTGCATCAACGGTTGTAAAAGGGTGGCAAACGGAAACAGGGTTTTTAGATAATCAGTTCCAAAGAATTCATGATAATGATTATTATCAGTATTTTTCTTATGCGATTAAATCTCCAGTTTCCGTTGAAGTTTGGGACGATGCTATATCTAATCTCAATCACACTGCAGGATTCAAGAGATTTAGTGATTTGGTAGTAGAGTCATCTCCTACCGTATCAGGAATCAACACAGAACAGAATCTGGGAGATGTTTCTGGAATCGCTGATCTTTCTCGTTCAATAGATCTTAATTGTGTTTACGATTTTGATTTAGTTACAGAAAATAATTTTATAGTTGATGGAAGTGTACGATCCGATGAAATAATATTTGGATCTCGTGTTCTTCAAGATTATATTGAATCTGTAGGAAACAGAGTTCTTTTAATTGACGATATAAGTGATAAATTTAATAATAATCCAAGGCCAACACAATTTAGTGTTGTTGATACTTTTAGATTAGATTCCAGATCTGTTAAGTTCTTAACATTTGTCAAGGATAGAAGATTTACCTCCCAAAGACAAGTATCTTTAGTTTCTTTGGTTCATGATGGATCAACTGCATATATTAACCAGTATGGTGGAGTTGATAGTTATTATGATATGGGATCTTTTGATTTTAACATTAGTGGGATAGAAGGAAATCTTCTTTTCTATCCAACAAGATCAAAGATTAATGATTATGATGTAAGTATTATTTCTTTTGATATAAGGGATTCTATTATTTCTATAGGTTCTACGGACTTAGGAGACACTATTTTTGTTGGATCAGCAACTACTAGTATTTCATCAGGAACTTCGTCGGCAACAACTATCGTTGGTATTGCATCCACTTATAGATCATCTAAGGTTTTAGTTCAAATTGGAGCTACTGATTCTTCTTATCATGAATTTGACGAACTTACAATTTTACATAATGGAACTGATATTATCTTACAAGAATATGGTCAGTTAAATACCGCAAATAATGGTTCATATTCCTCTTTGGGTTTTGGAACATATCACGCATATTATTCCGGATCTAATATTAATATTGATCTTATTCCTTACACATCCACACCAGTTCAATTTGATGTAAATTCTGTAAGAGTATCAATATCAAGCACAATTTCTATAGGTATTGGAACTGAGATATTTAATGATGCTAGAATTGAATCTAGTTATGTTGCAATTTCATCAACGCCAACGCCAGGAATTACGACAATAGCAAGTTACAGTTCAACATATGAAGGTTCCTACTATATTGTCAGTGTTGAAGATTTGACCAATAATCAGTATCAAGTTTCTGAAGTTGTTTTAGTTGATGATGATATTGATGCTTATTTTGTTGAGTTTGGTATTATTCAAACCAATTCTTCTATAGGATCAATTGGAGCAACTGTAAAATCATCTGGTGATGTTAATCTTACATTTACTGCAAATGCAAATACTGATGTAGAAGTAAGAGTATATCAGAATCCAATAGGGTTGGTTGATTTAAATATTGCAAATAGAACGATTGATTTTACTAATACATTCATAAGAACTGGATATGGATTCTACACTGGATCTGAAACGGATGTTAAGAGAGCATTTGGATTAACTCATAAAGAAAAACCAATTTTTGAAAGATATTTTGATGGCAGTGATTCAAATATTGTTGATGTAACTAACAATACTATCATAATTCCAGAAAACTTCTTTGTTACTGGAGAAAAAGTTATATATTCCTATACTGGAGAAGGAACAACTCAAGCAATAGGTATTGCAACAACTACAATTAGTGGAGTTGGAACTACCGATAAACTTCCATCATCTCTCTACATCGTAAAAGATAATGATTTGAGAGTCAGAGTGGCAGCATCAGCATCAGATGCTCTTCGCAATTCCCCAAGTATTTTGGATATAACTACTGTGGGAATTGGAACATCTCATAGATTTGTTTCCACAAATCAGAACGCAAGAGTTTTGATTGGAATTGACAACCTCATTCAATCGCCAGTAGTTGCAACATCAGTAACCACTACTGCATTTAAAGAAGTTAATATTGTTGATGAAAGAGTAACCTTCTCTGGTATTACATCTTTCTTTGGCGGAGATTTGATTAAGATTGATGATGAAATTATGAGAGTTAACTCTGTTGGATTTGGATCAACTAATGTTGTTTTGGTTCAGAGAGCATGGATGGGTACTGGTATCGCAACTCATGCAATTAACTCTGTAATCACTAAAGTTAATGGTGATTTCAATATTGTAGATAATACAATTAATTTCGTAACAGCACCATATGGTTTAACCCCTATCGGATCAACTACAAATTCTCCAGATAGTAAAGATTTTGTTGGAATAGAAACTCACTCTACGTTTAGTGGAAGATCGTTTATCAGATCCGGAATAATGAATGGAGATTCTGAACCATATTCATACAATTATATCTTTGATGATATCTCCGCAGGATTTAATGGAACTAACACAACGTTTACATTAAAATCAAATGGATCCAATATTGCAGGATTTTCGACAAGTAACGCAATTGTTCTGATTAATGACATTTTCCAAGGGCCAGCAAGAGTCGGATCTATTCAAAATGTTGGTGATTATGATCTTTTCGAAAATACTGGAATTACTTCTATAACATTTACTGGATCAATATCTTCTACTTCATATGATATCAATACAAGTAATGTTCCCCTTGGTGGAGTAATTGTTTCTGTAGGATCTACTGCTGGTCTAGGATATCAACCTCTAGTTTCAGCTGGAGGAACTGCAACTGTTTCTATTGCAGGAACTATTTCTCAAATTAGTATTGGAAATAGTGGATCTGGATATAGATCTGGAATTCAAAGTGTCAACGTAGGAGTTGCTACTTCAAGTACAGGAATCTTAAACATCACTTATGTTGGTACTGCAACAGTTGTGGATGGACACGTTACTGGAGTTGCAATCACAACTCCAGGAACTGGTTATACATCAACAAATCCCCCAATCGTTATTTTTGATGATCCACTTTCATATTCAAATATTCCTCTCGTTTATAGTTCCACTTCAAGTGGACTTGGAACTGCTGCAGTAGCAGATAGTGTAGTCGGTCAGGGATCAAGTGTAATTTCCTTCGAGATTAGAAATACTGGATATGGTTATGGTCAGGGAGAAGTTCTTACTGTTGCGATTGGAGGAACTGCAGGAATTCCTACAGATACTTCAATTCAATTCCAGGAATTCCAAATTACTGTTGATGAAACTTTCAGTGATGAGTTTACTGGATGGACGATTGGAGATCTTCAGGTTATTGATCCTATAGATTCCTTATTTGATGGCGAAAAAACTAATTTCCCAATCAAAATTAATGGAGAACAAACAACTATTAGATCCAAAAAGGGATCTAATATTGAAGTTAAGGCAAACCTGTTAATTTTCATTAATGATATTCTTCAGGTTCCTGATGTTTCATATATCTTTAATGGTGGTAGTATTATTACATTCAAAGAATCTCCAAAGGTAGGAGATACTTCTAAGATTCTCTTCTACAGAGGAACTGGTGATGTTGATACTCTTAACGTAAATGTTTTGGAAACTATTAAGGAAGGTGATACTTTAAGAATTGATAGTGATATTGTAAGATTTAAAGAAGATACTAGATTAGTTACTGATGTTGTATCAACTGATGTTGTTGAAACTAATGTTTATCCAGGTCCAGGATTAACTCAAGATGAAACTTTTGCAAGACCTGTTGTGTGGTGTAGACAAACTGAAGATAAGATTATTAATGGTCAGGAAGTTGGTAAAGATAGAATTTTTTATGAACCACTTATTACTCCAACATCAAATATTATTCAAAGTGTAGGGATTGGATCAACTCAAATTTTTGTAGAGAGTGTTAAAACTTTCTTCGATAGTGCTGATGAGTATTTGCAAGATGGAACAAGTGAAGAACCTCAAAGAAAAATTATTATTACTTCTCAAGATCAATTAGTTGCAGCTGCTGCTACTGCTATTGTCTCCGTTGCTGGAACCATTTCATCTATAGTTATTTCTGATGGTGGAGTTGGTTATTCTACAAATCCCGTTGTAATTATCGAAAATCCTGTTGGTCTCGGAACAACACAAAGAGCTTCTGCTCAATCAACAATATCAATCGGAGGAACTATTTCCACAATAACTGTAATTAATCCTGGTACTGGATATACAACAACAAATCCACCAGTTGTACTTGTATCTACCCCAGATATTAATAGAGAAGTTATTGATAATGTTTCTTATGATGGTGATTTTGGTATTATTACTGGTATCAATACGACTTCTATTGGAGTTGCATCTACTGGAATTGTATTTGATCTGTTTATTCCTGAAAATTCATTCTTAAGAGATACTGCAATTAATAATGTTGGATTAGCAACTACAGGAGTCAGTGGAATACAAACTGGATACTATTTTGTTGTCCTCAATTCAAATGTCGGTAATGGACTGACTTCAATTTATCAAGATGGTTCGACTTTAGGTATTGGATCAACATTTATAGACAACATTTATGAAGTAGCATCAGTTTCTATTGGGCAAACTGATGCCTTGGGGATTGGTTTAACTTATGTTGCAAAAGTAACGGTAAGTGTTAAAGATTATAATGGATTATCTGGTCTTGGTTATAGTTCTTTCTATGGGGAATACAGTTGGGGGAGAATACACAATTTAGTAAGAAATGATGATAAACAGTTCATTTCTTACAATAATGGATTAGTTGGAGTATCTACTTCGCCAACTGTCCAAAGATACAATCCTCTAAAATACCGTAATTACGTTTCATAAATAGATAAAAAACTCATAAAATGTCCGCAATTATAACTGATCAATTAAGAATACTGAATGCTAAGAGTTTTGTTTCTGCAGCAACCTCTTCTTCAAATTCTTATTATGCTTTTGTAGGTCTTCCTAATGCGACTGATTATTCATCTACTTGGGATGTAACTCCTCCAGCACCAAAGGATAACTTTGATCAGGAGAATGATTATTGGGATACGATAATTGCTCTCAAGAAAATTGGAGAAGATGATGTAAAGCAAGTTGTTCGTAAAGTCACCTGGCAGTCAGGAACAACTTATGATATGTATCGTCATGATATTAGTAGAACCAATACTTCTAAGCCCTCTGGAGCAACGAGTTTATATTCCGCAAATTATTACGTCATAAACAGCGATTATAGAGTGTATATCTGTTTGCAGAATGGCACTTCTCCAGAAAATCCAGAGGGAAGACCATCACTTGACGAACCAACCTTCGTTGACTTGGAACCAAGATCTGCGGGAACAAGTGGAGATGGATATCTCTGGAAGTATCTTTATACAATTAAACCAAGTGATATTATTAAGTTCGATTCTATTAATTTTATTCCTGTTCCTAAAAATTGGGAAACAAGCACTGTAAATGCTTCAGTTAGAAATAACGCAGCAACTAGTGGCCAGTTAAAGATTGTTACGATTACAAATCGCGGTGTAGGTCTCGGAACTGCTAATAGAACTTATACTAGAGTTCCTATTAAAGGTGATGGTAGTGGGGCTGAGTGTACTGTTACTGTCAATAATGATTCTAAAGTAGAATCAGTTGTAATTTCTAAAGGTGGTTCTGGATATACTTATGGCACTGTAGATATTGCTGCAGGTAATGTTCCTTCAGGTACTACATCTCCAGTTTTTAATGTTATTATCCCACCTCAGGGAGGTCACGGAGCAGACATTTATAGAGAACTGGGGGCATATAATGTAATTGTTTATTCTAGAATTGAAAATGACTTAGAAAATCCAGATTTTATTACAGGAAATCAGATTGCTAGAGTGGGTCTTGTAGAAAATCCAGAGGCATATGATTCAACTTCAATTTTAACTTTAGATAAAGCAAGTGCTGTCGGAGCTATAAAATTAACTGGTATTGGGTATAGTAGTGCATCTTTCCCTGCAGATAGTAGAATTATACAAACCATTGGTGTTGGATCTACTGCAGTTGGAAGAGTAATTTCTTATGATCAAAATACTGGAGTTTTAAAATACTGGCAAGACAGATCTTTTGCTGGTTTTAATACTGATGGAACTGCAAATATAACACCAACTTATGGATTTAATCTGAATAGATTTTCATCAATAGTAAGTACTGGAGGAACAACAAGTATTGTTGGTACAGTAAATTCTTTGAATATTGATACAACTTTTACAGGTATATCTACCGTAATAAATAATAGAACATACTACTTGGGTCAATCTTTCTCATCGGGTGTATCTAATCCAGAAGTTAAGAAATACTCTGGGAATATCATTTATGTCGATAACAGACCTTCGATAACTAGATCAACAAATCAAAAAGAAGATATCAAAGTCATTTTGCAATTCTAAAGAATTATGCCACAGGAAACTAACCTCAACGTCTCTCCATACTTTGACGATTTTGATCCAGCAAAAAATTATTATAAGGTTTTATTTAAACCAGGATATCCTGTTCAAGCCCGAGAATTAACAGGATTGCAATCAACACTTCAAAATCAAATTGAACAGTTTGGTAATCATATTTTTCGAGAAGGATCTGTTGTAATTCCGGGGGGAATAAATTATCTTAAACAAGTTCCTGCAGTTATTTTAGAAAACACATTTAATAATGCAAATGTAGATGGATATATTGATAATCTTCTCAATAAAGTTATAATAGGTCAAGATTCTGGTGTTAAAGCAAAAGTAATTTATATCTTAAAACAAAACGATCCTAATAATTATAATACAAACACCGTTTTATATTTAAATTATTTAAACACAAGCACTACTGGTAATACCACTTTCAGTGATGCGGAAAATCTTTTAGTGGAAGAAACTGTATCTCCAGGATTTACAGAAATAACTTCAATAAAAGCAAATCAAGCATTTGCAACTACAATAAACACCCAAGCATCTATTTCAGGATCAATGGTAATCCTGTCTGAAGGTGTTTATTTTTTAAGAGGAACATTTGTTAATGTAAACTCTCAAACTTTAGTATTAGATTATAATTACAGTTATTCCAATTATAAAATTGGACTTAAGGTGTTTGAAGAAGTTGTAAATTCTGATATTGACGATTCTTTAGTAGATAATGCAAAAGGATTTTCAAATTACGCTGCACCTGGGGCAGATAGATTAAAAATTACAACTAAGTTAGAAAAATTAACTCTTGATGATACTAATGTTGATAATTTTATAGAACTTTTAAGGATAGAATTTGGAGAAATATTCAGGAAAAATACAAATACTCAGTATAATGAATTATCCGATGAATTAGCAAGAAGAACATATGATGAATCTGGAGACTACTATGTAAAACCATTAAAAGTTGAAGTTAAAAATTCTCTTAATAATAAAAAAGGAAATGATGGAATTTTTAATGAAAATCAACTAACTTATCAAAATAGTGTTCCTTCAGACAATCTTGGTTGTTATAAAATATCACCAGGAAAAGCTTACGTTAAAGG